GACACCTACGCTGAACTCTTTTCGGACATGGGTTCGACTCCCATCGCCTCCACCATTTTAATCGCTGGTCGAACACCTGAGGTGACGATAGTCGTTCTGCCTTACGGTTTCGTACTTGCGACCCAGATTAAGGATAGGCTTTAAGCCTGTCCTTTTTCTTTTGGTAGTCGGTAGTCCGTTTTAACGAATTTTCCTTATATATACATGTAATGCGAGGGAGCGACGAGATTGCGCCTTGAGTTCCTTTACTTTTTGGAAAAATCTTTTTAGTTTTTACGAACTACCAGTACTACCAGATAGCCAAAGGCCTTGCAAATCAAGGACTTTCTTCGGTAGCAGGCTCAGTAGCAGAGGGTTCGGGCTCGACTACCTCGACTGCTACGGAGACCCGCAGGAGCTGTCCTTCGGGGACGAGGGCCTTGATTTGCTTTACAAAGCTCGCCGCGTTGAAGGCTCCGGAGAAGCAGAACGAGAAGTTCTCCAAAGTTATTTTTTTTGTTGGCGCATTCGTGCTGATACCGTAGTCCTCTCGGAATCTCTCGAGGTCGTCCTTCGTAGGTTGAAAACCTCGCTTGAAGGAAAAGCCTCTCTTGCTCAGGTAAACGCCGACCGCGCCGGCGTTCGCGCCCATAAGCTCGGCAAGAGCCGAAGGGCCGACGCGGTACTTGTCAATGATGTTCTGCACGTAGCTCTTCTGCAAGCCCTCGGGAAGTGCTTTGAACTCTGCGTATGTGATACGTTTTTTCAGGTTGAGCGTGTAGGTAGGACCGCTCATCTCTCTCATCTCCTTTGCCGTGTATTGCGGTAGGCAGCAACCGCTATGCCGAGGGCGCTTCTTAGCGCTCCGGGCTGTTATCGCCTTTTCTCGTACATCTTCTTTGAAGAGGTACTCTTCGTCTCTCATATAAACCTCCCCGGGCCAGCCCCAGACCTCCCGTATCGCGTTTTAGCTCAGGGGCCCTTAGATTTACCCTCTGAAAACTTTGGACGCGATACGGGCTGTTCTGGAGTTCTTTTAATCAGCCCTCTCCATAGCGACCTCACAGATACCGCAAATGAGGCTGAGGTCGGCGGTCGTCTTAACTTCCTGCCCGCAGACCGGGCAAACGTAGCGGTGAGGCTTTTCGCGTTCGGCCTTTGCTTTTTCCTCAGGCATAACGCGAGCGAACGGAACTTCAAGTACAAAGCCGTTGTCTTCGAGGGTCTTCTTGAAGGCCTCGGTCGGATTTGTGTGGGAGAAGCCCACGGTACGGTCGTACCCGATTTCAAGGTCTCTCGCCTCAGCCTCAGCCTTGAAGGTCTTGTTGTGGTAGCGGCCTTTCTGACAAGTGTCCTGAATCTCATTCACAAGGCAGTAAAGATGGACCATCTCGTGGCACATCGTCGCAGCCGTATTAGCAGACGGACGATTGAGGAACTCGGCGCCGATGTTGATTTCGTACTGGCCGTCGTTCTCGCTCTTCCAAATCTTCTTAGTAGAGCAGTGGCCGTAAGCCTTAGGGGTAGACTGAACGGTGATGACCGGTTTCGGCAGCGCGTTGTCGAAGTAGACGCGATTCAGAATGTCGAACAGGCTCTCGAGCTTAGTCACGACGTCCGACATTTTCATGGGCTCGTCGTGGTTGACTTCTGACTCAGCGGTCTCGCTGACCTCAGCCTCAGGCTCCTCGTAGAGCTTCCAGCGACGGTCATAGCTTGCAGCGGCCATGATACTCGGCTCGGCATTAGGCTCGTCCACGGGGACGGAGTGAATCTTGCGATTTTCCTCGTCAATGCCCACGACCAGACGGACCTCGTTGGTCTCCTTGTTGATAATCTTCTTGTTAGCGATAATGCTCATGTCTTTCATTGTGTTTGCCTCCTTTGTAATTCCCAGTGTTTTCCAACTGACAATTATATTTTACCGTGTTCAGTAGAAAAAGGGAGCGCGCAAAACCGCCGGGATTCTGTGAACTTTCTGTTGCGGTTTTACCGCTTTTGGTAAGTAGTCAAGTCTCGGACTGCGGCGTCAAACTTTTCAAGGACCATATCGAGGTCCGTTCCGTTAAAGCACGCAAAGCCTTCGTCAGCGTCAAAGATGGCTTGATTGAAGTCTTTACGCCGCGCGTCATGGTGAGGACTATCCACGGTAAGGCGCTTGATGAAGGCCTTTCTCAGTTCCTCATACATCGCTTTCCTCCTTATCCGGTTTTGTCAGGTCTTCAGGCTGGCAGTCAAGAGCGGCAGCCAGCTTGAGAGCTGTTTTGAGCGTGATATTCTCAGGCTTAATGATACCAACCTCAATGTCACGGATTTTCTGATAGCGGATTCCGCTGACTTTTGCCAGCTCGGTGCGGCTGTAGCCTTTCGCAAGCCGCAAATCTTTAAGTCCCAAAGTGTCATTCTCCTTTCACCGCGGGGCACAAGGCCCCGCGGATTCATAGATTGATGATTAGATATAGAAGCCGAAGCAAACGCCGACGGTGCTGCTGGCGTTGTTACAGCTCGCGCCGCCAGCTCGTTCACATTGCAGAAGCTGTTGGAGTTGCTCCCATAAGGAGAACGCTCCCACCACCAGTCCGCATCTCCGTCCTCGTCAGTCTTAATACGGTTGCGGCGGTCCTTGAAGTACTCGAACTGGAAGCCGCGGTCAGGGTCATTCTCGGTCCAGTCATGCTCGCCGAAGACCTCCATCTCGGAGAAGAGCCAGAGCTTGTCCTCCTCTTCGCCGAACTTGCGGGGCTTGATAGCCGCGACGAGCTCGTCAGGGAGCAGCGCGAGAACTTCGCTGTTGAGGTAGCGACGCATATCGCAGGCGAGCCAGCCTCCTTCGTTAGTCCAGTCTTCATTCATGCGGTGATAGCCGAGCAGATTCTTCAGCCCGATAACGCCGTCGTCCATGACGACGAACACGACCTCACGGCCGTCCTTGAGAGTCTCGACGATTTCATCGCCGACCTTGAGTGTACCCGGATTCGCCCAGTTGAAGGCCCGGGTCTCTTTCGTTGTAATAGTTGCCATAATAAAAACCTCCTGAAAAATGTATTTGCTTATAAGAGCGTTCTGCCCTTGAAAAGCCTTCTGATAGTCCACACATCGGAGCAGTATATCGGCGTAAACCAGTAGTTCTCCAATGCGTCGTCCGAGCGCATTGGCTCGGTAAGTGAGTTGCCTACTTTGATATAACCGGCGACGCCGAGAAGGGAGAGCTGGATATAACACATATAGGCTACGGTGTAGTCAACGTCCTGCGCGGTCACGAGAACATGATTCTGCCAGTTCAGGCCGGCCTTGCTTATCTGCTTAGCCGCAGCGTGAACGCCAGCAATCAGAGTAGCGCCGGCACCGCAAGCGCAGTCGTTAATTGAGATATAGCCTTTCGCCTCGATAGTCGGCAACACGTTGTCGCAAGTCATTTCTGCCATCATTCGGCAAACATCGTAAGGCGTAAAGAACTGCCCGCCGGAGTCATTGCCGAGGTTAAGCGCCATGAAGATACTTCCGAGGAAGTCCTGCTCCGGATTCTTCTCGAGAGCAAGGACCACTTCCGCAGCGAGCTGAGGAAAAATCTCTTGCTCCTTCTTGTTGTACTTCTGAATCCGCTTGAGGTAGAGCTCTTCCCGCTTTTCAAAGTGGGACTTGTCGACCGCGTTCGAGATAGCGCAAGCGTACATCGTAACGAAGTCCTGCCAGACCTCCCACGGAGTCCAGCGGTATGTAATCTCTCGGAAGAGCTTTACAAAAGGTTGGTCATCGGTCTTTCCGACTCTTTTTGCCATTGAGTTGCCTCCTTTAATAAAGTAGTGTGCTAAAGTAACCAGTCCGAAAGAAACGCCCTTGCGGGCGAATCTTTCTCAGACGATATTGACCTCGTAAATGAGGTAGTCGGTGAAGTCTGCCGTGCGGTAAAGGTACGGCGAGATTTGCTGCGGACGGTCGGAGCGGCTCTCGACAAAGGCCCGCGCCTTTTCTAAAGTCGAGTAGCCCTCCTGACTGACTTTCCCGAGGCTCGCCTCGGGAATCACTTGAACGATGTAAACTTTCATACTATTGCCTCCTTGTTTTTAATGTCAAGAGGTTACCTTTCGCAGCGCGCTTACCGCTTGAAGCTCGTAAGCTGGGCGGCGCTGTCCGCATTCTGTTTTATCCTCTTGACATTATTTATTATGCCGCGTTTTACTGATTTCGGGAGCGCGTAAAACCGCCGGGATTCTGTGAACTTTCCGTTGCTGTTTTACCGCTTTCAGTCAATCACGCAACCACCTTGCAACGCGTGAGAACAGTCTGCTTGACGCCATTCCGTTCGTTGTGAGCTTTGATTGTGGCCTTGAGGGTCATACGCTCTTGAAGCTCAATAGGTCGAGACGCGTACCAGATAAAGACGTTTCCTGCCTCGTCAGCGAACTTATAAAGATAGGTGGTACCGAAGTCGTTATACCATGAGGTGAGAAGCACTGCAGCAGTCAAGTTGAGGGTCAGACGAGTACCCACTTCTCCAACATACGCCGAAGTATTTTCCGTGTTTGCTCTCTGTTCTTCCCGGGCTTTACGCTCCATATAATGCTCATACGCGAGAGGCATGTACGCCAGCCGGCCGACCTGCTTAGCCATTACATATTCGCCCTTAGCAAATACAGAGCAATTACGCTCAAGGTCACTTGCAGAGTCAAAGTCAATGCCAAGCAGCCAGCTATTGATAAGCTCGGCCTGCGACATTGCTTTGTCAGAGGCGGCTACTTGCTCGCGGAGCTTATCAAGAACAACTTCCCGTGTGCTATCCTGCTCGTCGCTTTTGCGGTAGCCGTATTCCTGAATTGCGTCATAAGCGCAGGCGAGAATCTGGCGGACCTCAAACATTTGCGCGCCCCGGCGAGTATTCCAGTCAGTCATAGAGCAATCAAGGTCCTCTGGAAAGAGGTCTCTCACTTCGGCCCAGAGAGCGGCAGTCACCGGGCTGATTCCGGTGTAGTCATGCAGGCAAGCACGTCCGACCTGTCGAGTATCGCCCTCGGCGTTCTCAATGAAGAAGGTAACGGCGCGCCGGCGATTCGTGTTGCAATGGTCGCAATGAGGAGTTGCGGTAAACCACTCAGAGCGGGCTTTCTGCTTACCGAAGCAGCTTACGACATTTCCCTTGTCCCCGTGCTCGACCTTAGCGAGAACAGTCCAGCCGTTCGCCTTGATAAGCTCTTCGCAAGCAATATCAAAATCAACGGCAGCGACCTTGTAGGAGCCGGCTTTGTGAGAGAAGTCGTCGAAGACGTTAACCGTCTCGGGGTGTTCGTCGGAAACAGTGTAAGAGAACGGAACATTATAGCGAGTAGCCTTTTTAGCGAGCTTATCAAGGCGCTTGCTGACTTCTTCAGCCTTATCTGCGTAAACAGTAAAAATCATAATCGTTACCTCCTTAGGGTTTACTTTCTTACCTGAATGCGATATAATATATGAACACTCTCGAGCTCAGCCGGTCACAAGACCGGCTGAGCTCTCGAGCGGACGAGGTTAGTCGTCAGTTACGTATTCAAGGTACTCGGTGTCTGTCGCGAAGAGCATATACTCTCCGTTTACCAAGCCCATGAATCCGTAGTCGGTGTGATAGCCGTCCATGATTGACCTCCTTTCTGAGCTCTCGTTGCTGGAACAACGGGGGCTCTTTTCTTTGTCAAGGCTTTCCCCTTGACAATTATTATTTTACCGTGTTTGGTAAGAAAAGGGAGCGCGCAAAACTGCCGGGATTCTGCGAACTTTCCGTTGCATTTCTACCGCAAATAGTAAAAGGCCGGAGCCGTCCTACGAAGGAACGACTCCGGCCTTATCTCTTAGGCGAACTGATTTACTTTTTTCTGTACGGCGGCATAGTCATACCCAGCGGCCTCAAGCCGCTTTTTACGCTCCGCACCGTTGCCCCACTTGCCTTGCAGGACCTCCCGAGCGAGCTCGTCTACCGACTTGCCCGCGCCCTCCGCAGTAGTGATGAAGGCCGAAAAGCCCGCGGCTTGCAGCTTCTTCATCATAGCTTCCGCGTTCGCCTTGACCTTGAAGGCCCCGACCTGAATCTTGTAGAGGTCTCCGGCCTTCACCATATAGGTGTCGAAGCCTTTCGCCTTGACCTTAGCCAGCATGGCGTCTGCGTTTGCCTTAGACTTAAAAGCACCCGTCTGGACGCGATACAAGCCCCCAGACGGCTTTTCAGGCGCGGGCTTGATATTCGTACTCCCGAGGCGTTTGTTGACCTCAGAGGCAATCTGGGCGTGCCGTTCGTAGAGGTATGTACCGGGGCAGCTCTTATTCGCAAACCAACGGTGTACGGTCATGTTCTGCTTGTCCGGCTGACCGATAAGAGACTTGTCAGCCTTCCACTTGAGTTCCTTGATTCCGTTACGCTTGCAAATATCGACGAGCAGGTCGATAAGCGCGGCATAGGCCTTCGCATTGACCGCGTAAGGCTCTTTGGTGTCGCTGGCGACCTCAATCGTAATTGCGCGGTTGTCGTTCGCCGCGTTCGAGGAGCACCACGAGCGGTCTTTCTCCTCGACATACATACCGATACGGCCGTCATACCCGATACCGTAGTTGCTGGACGCCTGCCGAGAGGTGGGCGCGAACACGTTGCCGAGGGTCTCGACCGAGCATTGACCGACTACGCAATGGATAGTTACGGTATCGATTTTGTGGTTGCGAGGGCTCGACTTATTCGGCGAGATTTTTGTATAGCTTACGAGCGGGCTGTTACTCATTCTCAATACCTCCTTCTGTCTTAGCGTTCAGGATTGCCACGAACTTAGTAAAGGCCTCCTTGATGTACTTGCAGGCCACGAGTAGCACGGCACCGATGATAATAAGGTCAGCGAAGAGGTCGGAGTACTCCTCGGGAATCGCCCAGCCGACTTGATTTGCGAACAGGGGCAGAGTCGTGATTGCCGTACAGAGCAGCGTCAGGCCGACCACGAAGGTCAGAATCTTAAGGCCGCTCGCAATGAGCTTGTCCTTGTCAAAGGACTCATGCAGAATCTTGATGTTGTACCAGAGCGAAAAGGCGACATTCGCGAGGTACGCGGCGAGGAAGATAAGCATGGCCCAGCCGATGTTGATAAGGTTTTGCAGTACGCTTTCTAACATGTTTTCAGTCCTCCTTTGAATCATTGTATATATCAGGCCCGTACTTCTTACGGAGCTTGATTCGGTTTTCGGCTTTCGCCTTACTGTAGTAGAAGCCGGTCGCGGTAGCGAGCTCGGCAAAGATGGCGGGGATAAGATATGCAAGCGGCGAAGTGTCGCCGGTTTTCCAAACGACGGCCAAAGTAAAGACCATTACGATACCCGTAGCGGCCCCAACAATGGCGATTATGATTTTGGAAAACTCTCGTTTCTTAGCTCTCATCGGGCGGCGATACCGGCAGCTCCAAGAACTTGTTATGGAGGTCGTCCATAACGCCGTTCACGCCAAGAGAGTGGTACTGCTTCCAGCAGTTTTCAAAGTTCTCCCGGGCGTAGATAGGAGCGAAGCCGCGTTCCTCCCATTTGTTGTAGTCGCTAATCATCTGCGACCTGAGCAAGGCTTGCAGTCCCGCCTTTACCGCAGCCGTGTCCAGAGCGTTCTTCTTGACGAGGGAGTGTAGGTACTTGAAGATGGCCGCAATGAGCGCAGGCACGCCCAAAAGACAGAGCCATTGATAAACCGTCATTCAGTAACCTCCTCCCAGCCGTAGACGCCCGGCTCCCATACATTGTTGGCGACTGTGCTTGTCCAGCGCTTGCCGTTGTGCGCTACCTTATCGCCGAGACCATAGGCGTCAGTTGCGCCGAGCGGCTGAGACCATTCGGGGTATTCCGCGGTAGGGTCTCCGATTTCCTTCCAGAGACTTGCGGCCGAGGGAGGCGTCCAATCTGCCTGAGAGGTATGCGCCTGCAAGCAGCGGTAGAGCTTGCCCTCATAGGAGCAGATAGCCTTGACAGCATAGCTTACGGGGTACGCCCATGCGCTGAACTGCTCGGCATGCTCCGTGAGGGTCGTGTCGTCGAGCTGCTCAGTTTCCGCCATCTTGACAAAGATGATATTCGCAAGCTCAGGAGCCTGCGCCTTTGCAAGTGCGGTCAAGTTCGCCTCGGTCGTGTAGAACTCCGCGGCATGGTAGAAGTAAAAGCCGGCGACGACTCCCGCAGGAACGCTCTCGACCTCGACGAGCTTATGACTGTCGCAGAGGTAGCCGACCGTTTCAGTAGGCCAGAAGGTGTTGGAGTCGTTCGAGTAAATCGCGTCGGCTTTGTCCTGCTCACTGAGAACGACGACGCCGTTTGCCTGCCTGCGAACATAACAGGGGTGCTCGCAGATTTCGACAATGAGATTTGCCGAGTTTGTGATTAAGTACATAACGCTTTCCTCCATTCGATTTTATTGTTCGGGTGGAATCCAAACAGTTTCTTAAAATATAGGTCCATGCGTGCTACAGCGTGAAAGCTGTTACCGCGGCGCATGTGCCCGCGCCAGCTTTCATAGGCGCTGCAAATATCCGAGAGCGGGAATGCGCGCCGGACGGGTTTCCCGGCGATTGTCACGACTCGGCCCTCAGTATTCCAGAGCTTGAACTTTTTGAGCTTGCGTCGGATTTTCTTAATACTCTCAAAGCTCATCTTGCGGAGTACCTTGCCGGTCTCCGTCAGCTTGAAGCGGATTTGCAAGAACTTGAAGCCCTCGCTGAGCTTCTTGATTTTTGTCTTTTTCGTATTAAGAACGATACCGAGAGAATCACAGACCTCTTTCATGCGAGCAAGACACTCTTTGAGGTATTCCTTGCTCGGGTGAATCAGGTAGCCGTCGTCCATGTATCGGGCGTACCCTTTTATGCCGAGCTTTTCTTTGATGAAGTGGTCGAGCTTATTCGGCAGCATAAGAGCGGCAGTCTGTGAGATTTGACTTCCGAGCCCGTAGCCGATGGGACCGAAGTTATCGAGGCACTCGTTCGCGAGAGCCCTGATTCTCACGTCATGCACGCGCTTTGCCAGCTCACGGCTGACCGGCCAGTGCTGAGCGTTGGCGAAGTAGTTGGAAAAATCAAAGAGAAGAACATAGCCCTCGCGCCCGTATTTCCTGTAATGCCTTTGCAAGTGGCAGGAGAGGCGGTTAAGAGCGAAGTCGATTCCCTTGTTCTCAGTACTTGCGCCGTTGTCATAGATGAATGCCGGCTTGAGCGTCGGGTTTATGACCTTATCGCAGAGCGTTCTCTGCACGACGCGCTCGCTGATATGAATACTTCTGATATGCCGCATTTTCCCTCGGTCGTAGAGGTCAAACTCAATAAAGCCTCTGCTCTTATACGACCCGTCGAGAAGCGCGCGGCGCGTTGTCGCCGTATTCGTTACAAGGTTGAAACGGTACATTTGCGTAGAGCTTTTCCAGCTAACGCCGCGGCAGCAAATATGCCCGGCCTGATATAGATTTTCATAAGAAAAGACGTCCTCAAAGTCTCCGCAGGATTTGCTGAGAGCGAGGCGTCTTTCTTGTCGTTTCTTGACTCGCCTTTGATAGCGAGCCTCGTGTCTTTCTTCGCTTGTCATTAAAAATTGTCCCCTTTGTACAGTGTTGCACGCGTAAAAGTAACTGCATAGTAGTACCGCCCATGAAACACGGTCCGCGTAAACCGTGCCATGCAAGCAGCGTCCGAGCGACTACATCAAAGGAGTGTTTTAGCCAAAAGGCAGGGTACGAGTCATCCTTCCATAAAGGTACTGATTTCAGCGGGAGACGCAAGCGTCTACTGCTTACTTTGTCGGACCTGATTCCTTATGGAATCCGAAGCAAACGCCGTTGGTGTTGTTGGCGTTGTTATTGTTCGCGTTGCCGTTGCTGTTCACATTGCAGAAGTTGTTGGAGTTGCTCCCATTAGGAGAACGCTCCCACCACCAGTTCGCAGGACAAGACAACAGTATCATGACAGGACCCATATATCGGTTAGGGCAGATTCTTGAATCGTTCCTTATCCGATTTCTTTACGCCGGAAATTAGCTTAGCTTCCTCACTGATGAGGGAAGCCCACTCCTCGAGAGAATTATCGAGCCAGCGCAGCTTTTCAGGATTTTGCTTGAGAAGGTCTGCCATAATTCCGAGCTGACCGATAAGCGCCTGAAGCGTGGCGTTGGCCTCGATAAGGTGGTCTCGCCGAAGCTGTGCTTCATGCTGATTTCCGGGAAAAACGCTGTTCGCCATTTTGACCTCATTGTAGACGGTATCGGCGAGAGCGCTTAGCTCCTGAGCGCCGTAGAAGGTGTACCTCTTCGGCATTTTCAGGCAGCATTTTCTTGTATGCACGGCGAGCTTGCGCGCAGTCTCTACGAACTGGACCGAGCTGTCTCCTCGCAGTGCTTTATAAACTGACATAGTTCGCTTTTTCCTCCTACCGGGGCCACAAGGGCCCCGGATTGACTAAAGATAGTAGATTAAACACAGAAGCCGAAGCAAACGCCGCCGGCGTTGCCGGCGCTGATATAGCTCGCGTCGCCGTAGCTGTACACAACGCAGAAGTCGTTGGAGCTGCTCCCATGAGGAGAACGCTCCCACCACCAGTTCGCAGACCCTGTACCGTTGGCGAGGTACTTGATTCTGTTTGCCGCGGTTGCGAAGTAGCTGTACTGCGAGCCCTCGCCGGCTTTCGAGTAGGTAGTCGCGCCGAAAATCTCAATCTCAGAGAAGAGGAAGAGCTTCATCGAGTTTGTGTTGATAGTCGAGCTCTGACTGCCCGCAGAGGTCTTTTTATTGACGTTCTTGAGCACAGCTTGCAGGTCAGTCGGCAGAGTCGGCAAAAGCGTGTTTTGCAGCCACGAGTACATTTCAGAGCCGGTAAAGCCGCCGCTGTTCGTATTCGAGGCATTCATTCGGCGCGTAGTTGCCATAAGGTTTTTCAGGCCGAGGGTAATACCGGCTTTACCGCCGCTTGCGAGGTCGTCGTGATTGAAGCCCATAATTACGAGCGTCAGGGTCTCGCTTCCGACCGTGATGTCCTTCGTATCGCCGACAGACCAGAGCTGAGAAGCCTTGCCTGCGGCAGACGCCTTAGCAATCTGCGCCCATGTGTTTTTGGAGAAGGTCGCATTGAAGAACAGACACTCGATGGAGTAGGTCTGCCCGAAGGTCGTGATTGCCACGCTCACGGGGTCGGTCGTCTCTCCGCTCTTCGTAGCGGTAACGGTATAGGTACCGGACGCGGTAATCGTCAGGGAGAGCACGCCACTCGAAGGCACGGTGCCGGTAAAGGTCTTCGCGCCGTTTGTGGCGGTAACGGTGGCACCGGGGTCCGAAGTTACCTTCAAGGTCGCAGAGAAATAGGAGAGCGAGATTTTATACTGCTTTACATCGTCAACGACAACGTTCTCAGTCGCGGTCTGCCCGTCCTTTGCTGCCGTTACGACCCATGTGCCGTACCCCGTCAGGTTGAAGGTCACGGTACCGGTGCTTGTCGCGGTCAAGGTCTTAGAGCCGCATTTACAGGTAACGGAGCTGCCACTCGGGATTGTGGCGATAATCTGAGGAGGCACGCCGACCGTACCAAGCTGAGATTCGGGAATCTTACCGTCGCTTCCCAGAGTAGCCACTCCGCCTGCCGCGCCTTTCTGCGAGGTAGGGATATAGCCGAGAGCGGGAATTTGCGCGACCGGGACTTTCTTATTCGCATCAAGGGACGCGACGCCATTTGCGGCGGCCTTCTGAGAAGTTGGAATGTAATCGAGCGAAGGAAGCTGTCCCGAGGGGACCTTGCCGTCAGCGCCCAGACTCGCAACGCCTCCTGCGGTGCCCTTTTGAGAAGCGGGGATATAGTCCATAGCGGGAAGCTGCCCCGAGGGGACCTTGCCGTCAGAGCCGAGGCTTGCGACGCCTCCCGCAGCCCCTTTCTGTGAAGCCGGGATATAGGACAGGCTCGGAAGCTGGCTCTCTTTCAGCTTGCCGGATTCGTCGAGGTCTGCCTTGTCCTTGAGTGCGGCGTCGATTTTATCCGCGTTCTCATTGAGGTCTGCAATGTCCGCGAAGTCTTCCGGCGCCGGCTTTTTCAGTTTGTAGTTGTCTGTGTAGGTAGCCATTAAGTAAGTACCTCCTCCTTCAAATCTTTCCACGTGAGCGACTTGACCTCGCTCCATTTATAGGGCTTGACCTTAGCCCACGTGTTATAAAGAAGCTCTACCGTAAAGACCATGTTATACGGCAGAATGCGCTCAAGCGTCTCGGAGATAATCGTCTCCTGCTTTTTGACGCCGAGTGCGACTTTCACATTGACGGTAAAGGTCGCCGTCGTGATAGTCAAAACATAACCTCCCGCTCCGCAGAGAGACTCAAGCAGAGCGGCGAGACTTTTCCTTGTGTAGGGAATATTTTCGTTGTACCGGCTGAGCAGCCGGAGCTTGCGGTCGGCAAGTGTATCGGTCGCGAAGGGCGTGATACCCAGCATTTTCTCCCGGCGGGCTACGCCGTTCTCGGTAGCCTCGGAGATAAACTGGTCATTCATGCAGTCCTCGCAGGCGTCCCAGATAGCTTGTACCTCTGGGGTCTCAGCTTCCATGATTGCCCGCATTTCCTGTACGTCTTTCAGCACGTCGGGAAGATACTCTTTGAGGTCGATGGTCCTGATGTTGTTGAAGTTACGCATTTGTGAACGACCCCCTTACGGCGACCGCGTCCTTATCGAGTGTGAGATTTCCCACTTGACCGTTCAGGGTCGTGCCGGAAATATCGACGATACCGGCGAGCGCAAGGAGCCTCGATTCGATTTGCGATACGCGGACAATCAGCCCCGCCTCTTTGCTCCACGTCGAGTTGAGCTCGAGATAGTAGGCGTCAAGAGCACTCTGAATGTACGGGAGGCACTCGGTCAAGTTCCAGCCCGAGGCGAAAGTCAAGGTCGTAGAGATATTGACCGTAGTACCTGCCGCGCCGACGACCGTAACCTCATGGTCGATAGGGGCAAGGCCGATACCGTCGCCGCTGTTCTGCGTCGGGTCGATGGTCGTCTGTACGGTATTGATAAGGGTATCGGAAGGCGGCTGGTAGTCGCTTCCCGTGATAACGAGCTTGACTGTCCCGGGGCCTTTCCACGCACGGTAAGGCTTGCACCCGCCGACGCCGGGCAAAGCCTCGGTAACTTCGATATACTGTCCGCGATTGAAGCCGTAGGACTGATTCTCAAAGCTGTTAAGATAGCGCAGTCTCAGGGTCTCGGTCGCTTCTTCGTCTTCACCGTTGATAACGATACTCGTCAGCTCCGCGGTCGCAAGCCCCTCGATATACTCGATGGGGATAAGCTGGCCTGTGTAGCCGTTCGGGTCTGCGCCGGCGGTCTCACAAGTAAGGTAATACTTGAGAGACTCGATTTTCTCGGTCACAGTCCAGTTGTACTTATCGCAGGAGAATCTTGTGCCGACAGGAATCTCCATACTGAACTCGCCGATACCCACGGCGTAGGTCGCGGATAGGGGCGTGATACCGCGCTCAGCGCAGCGCATAATAAGGTAATCTCTGCTCGCGGTGTCAGCAAAGGCCTCGTTGAGTACGGTATTGAGAGCCACATAAATCATGGCACTCTCAAGGGAGTTCGGCGCAAGCGCGTCGAAAATAATCGAGCCTTCGCGCTTATCAAGGCTTGACGCTACACGAGCGAGCTTCTCTTGAAGAATCGCCTCATAGGTTTTATCCTCATACATCGGTTTCCACCTCCAAATCGCCGAAAATGCTATGCACGGTAAAGGTGACGTGCACGGTCTTTTTTCCGGTCTCAAACTCGAAGCCGTCTACTGCGGTGATTCGGTCGTCCTGCAGTAGGGCCTCTGTAATGCAACGCTTAATCTCTGGAAGCGCATACTCTTTCGGCTGGCCAATAAGCTCGACGAGCTCAACGCCGTAGTTCCACGAGTAAATGAGATAGGCGTATCGCTCCGTGCTGAGAATCAGGTAAATAGCCTGCCTCAGCGACTCGAGCTCGTCTACCATGCCGCGAATGCGCCCATGCTCAATATCCAGAGCGTAAGTAAGACTCGGCTGAGTCTCGACCTCAAGCGTCAAAAGGTCGTCTTCTACTTTAGGTATCATTTTGGCGCCTCCACTCTGTCTAAGATAATAAACTTCTGGCCGCCGTCAGCCCGCAAGAGAAGCACTTGCTCGCCGGTCTTTAGGGCAAGGTGTACCTTGTAGGCTTTTTTGCCCTTGTAGGCGTGCTTATGACTTGCGAACTCTGCGTAGCCGCTGCCGCCGGAAGTTTCTTCTGTCTGGTGGTCCACCGTCATATAGACGGTGAAGTCTCGCACCGCATTCGTCAAGATGAGCTGACTTGCAGTAAGTTCGAGCTTCTGGTCAACCTGCACCTTGAGCGGGGAGGCACTCGTCACCTTGCCGAGGATAAAGCCGAAGGGCTTGCCGGCGGCTACAGCCTCAACCGCGGCGCGTTTTACATTTTCTAAAAAACCGTTCATATCAAGTGACAAATGTACCACCTCGCAATTTCAGGTCCATCAGGTGCTGCTCTTGCTTGAACTTGTGCGTCACCGACTCGACCAGTAGGTAGCTCTGGACGTTGATGTCTCCGAGCCCCAGCTTAACAATAACGGACGAGCCCGCTCGGACTCTCGTATCACCGAGCGCGTCAGAGATAGAGAGCGAGCGGGTCTTTGTGTTGTAGAGTTTCAAGAGGGCCTCCGCCTTTGCCGCACCGCTTGCGGAGAGCTCGACGGTATCGGTGTATTGCAGAAGACCCCACTTGTTGATGTTCGAGCTATCCTTTGCAATGAAGATTTCGCGCTTGCCCGAATCCTTGTTCTCAAAAGTAATCTTGATTTGGTTGTAGGTCTGCTTGTCAATGGTGCTCGAATAGGAGTACTCGCCGATGGTGTCGGCGTCGATAAGCAGATTCAGCTTCATACTCTCGATGTCCTGCAGCGTCAGCTTGCCGACTTTATCGTAGAGCACATAGAGCTTAGTTTTCGCCCGGAGCGTCTCGTCAAGCGCATTCTGGGCGATGTCAAAGAGCGTAGTGTTGTCCTCGGTCCTCGAGCCGATAACGTACCCTGTATCCTCAAGCGTTCCCACGCTGAGGCCGAAGTCCTCTGCTATCATCTTGATAACGTCGCTCGCTTTCTTGTTCGAGTAGACATAGGTATCCTTGTTCTTGAAGTAGCGGAGCTGGTCGTAGGCGGTAACCTCAATAACGTTCGGCGTGCGGCCCGAGCGGCTCTTTGTAAAGACAAAGCCGTAAAACATGTCCGTCCCATCGACGGACAGCTTTACGGCGTCTCCTTCCTGAAAAGACAAGACGGAGTCCTTTACCACGGAAAACTTGAGCTTTCCGGGAGAGCCTTTGCGGTCCCACGAAAGGCTGATACCTTCCTCAACGATGGGGTAGAGAATCGTGCTGCCGCTCTGAATGATTAAATCTACTTTACTCATGGAATCGTCAACACCTGCCCCGGATAAATAAGGTTAGGATTTTTTATCTTGCCCTTATTCGCATTATAGATTTTTGTGTACTGCGCTCCGTTGCCGTAATACTTCTTCGCAATGTTCCAGAGACAATCGCCCTTCTTTACGGTATAGGATTTCGTCTTAGGCTTGCTCGAAGTCTCGCGCTTCTTCTCCTCCTTAATAGTCGGCTTGCGCGCAGCTGCCGTCGGTTTCGTAACCGTGACGGTCTTCGTCGCATAGTCGATATACTGCTTGAGCGTTACCGAAACGGTCACGTCAGGGCCTTTTGTGGCGTCCTCTGTGATGTTATAGCTCTCAAGGCTTACTTTCATATTCGTGTCGAACAGAAGTCTCCCAGAGGGCGACACACGGCTCACGATGAAGCGGAACGGAGTCTTGCTTGTCATGTAGTTCTCGAAAACGCTGAGGTAGTAGTCAGGCCTGCGAAAGGAGTCCGCAAAAGAGTACTGCCCCAGCATAGGGAGAACAATGTCAAAGCTAATTTCGGTCAAGCCGGGAGAGCGCAGGAAGTTTATATCGCCCTCATTGACAAGGGTAAGCGTTTTGTTGTTCCCCTTGATTTTGGTCGTCAGCTTCTGCGGTGTAACCGGTAAAAGCAGACTTCCGAAGTAAAAGCTATACATTATTCATGCACCCCCTCAGCAGCGACCTCGAGCGCTTCCGCGAAGCCCTCGGTCAGAGTATTCAGCACGCCGTCAAGGTCCATATCGGAGTCAATGCGGTTAGTCATGCCGGTCATATCGATTTTGACCTCGGCGGTCGTGAAGCGGTTGATTGCTTCCTGCTCCGCAAGGTCTCTCATATACTTTAGGTCCTCGGTCGTTTCCTTCAAGGAAGCGGCTGCGCTTCCCGCGCTATCGTTAATGCCGGCGGTATCCGCGCCGATACTGTCGAGAGCGGTCTGCTCTGCGGAGCTGTCCGCTGCCGCGTCAGCCTTTGCCTGAGCATAAGCAGCCTGTAAGGCGTCAACCGAAGAATTGAGCTCGGCTTTCAGAGAGTCAATGTGTGCGTCTCTTCCGGCCTTCGCACTGGCGAGCTTGCTTTCATACGCGGCAAGGTCTGCCGCACGAGCGGACTTCGCGGCCTCGTTTTCTGCAGCAGCAGTCGTCGCAAAGGTCACATGCTCGATAGCGTCGATACTCACGCCGGGGATTTTATTCAGCACCCCGATGAACTTATTTATAATATCAATGGCGCCGTTAATCATGTTCTGGAGAATCGTCAGTACAGAGACCTTCATATCTCCCATGAAGTTCGCGATTGCTACACCGGCTTTCTGCCAGCAGAGCTTGAGCTTGTCTACGAGGTCAATGACCCAGTAGACGCCGGTAAAGAATGCGAGCTTGACCGCATTCCAGCCGACGATAAGCGCGAGCTTGCAAATCTCCCACGCATTTTTAACGCCGCCGATAGACTGAATCCACCGATACATCGCCGCAACAAGTACGCCGATGATAAGGGCAATCCAGAGAATCGGATTCGAGAGGAGCGAAACAATAAGGGCCTGATTTGCCGCGACAGCCAGCCACTGAGCAGCGGCATGGACGACCCACGCAACGGCGAGAATGCCGACCGTAGTAGCCAGCCCCACAAGTACCGCACTGACCATATCTGCGTTCTCCGTGAGGAAGGCGACGATATTATTCAGCCACGAGACGATGGTCGTAAGGACCGGCAGAAGCTGCTCAGCCATAATGCCGGTAAACTCGAGCCAGCTCTCGGAGAGAAGCCGGGTCTGGTTGGCGTAGCTATCCTGCGTGCGGGCAAAGTCGCCTTGCGCGTCGGCGGTCGTGCTCATAAGGTAATTGTACCGAAGCATGACCTGCTCGGCCTGAGACATTTCGTTGTAGGCCGTCGTGATACCCTGCGAGAGTGCATAAGCCTCAAGGTTAGCGACCGACATGTTAATGCCGAGTTGCTTCAAGGGCTCCGTCTCGCCGGAGATACCGGAACGGATTTTCTCGAAGGCGGTCTCAAGGTCAAGGTTGTAGAACGACGCCATGTCGCCGGCGAGGCCGACCATATCTTTCGACATATCTACGATGGCGTCGCCCGCAAGACCGGAAGACTTGAGCATGGCACCGAGGGTACCGGCGTACCGCTTTGCGCTTACTTCGTTCATGCCGTAGGCGGCAAGACACTCTTTAGACCACGAGTTGATAGCCTCCGTAGCGCTTCCGAAAGTAACGTCGACGACGTTTTGGACTTCGGCAAGGTCGGAGGCATAGTCAATTCCGGTCTTGATAGTATCAAGCGCCTTGCGGGCAATCATTACAAGCCCGATAGCTTTCGCGAGACGGCTGAAGGCGTCAGTCGATTTATTCGTATGGTCTTCCAACTGGTCCAGCGCGGCGCTCGCTCTCGCGAGCTCTTCGCGGGCCTCTTGAATGGAGGCGGTGTCGATAGCCCGTCCGGACGCGTCCTGCATAGCCTCAAAGCTATTAAGTACGATATTCATCGCCTTATTGATACTCTTGAGCGGGCCGGTCATGCCGTCCGTAAGTACGAGCTGCGACTTGATAAGGGCCATAGGCCTCCTCCTTTCCGGGAATAGGCGCCGAGGCTTGACCCGGCTTTACCTCAGTGCTTTTTCCCGTGTTTTGCTTTGGCCGCTTCTTTCTTCTCCTGCTCGACCTTTATATCGATAGCGGCGATAATGAACGCCTGCGTATAAGGGTCCATGTCAAGGAAGACATTCGGCGGCCACTTGAACTTGTGGAGACAGTAATAGACGTAGTTCGCCTCCGAGTCGTCTCCGAGTATTAGTTTTTTGCTTCTTCCACCATTTCGTCGCCGGACTGGAAGCCATTGACCTGCAGGACCTTAGTGGAGTAGTCCTCGAACTCGGCGGGGGTCAGCATAGTGGTGATAAGCTGCTCCGCGCCCATAACGCCATAGCTCTGCTGGAGCTCAGCGTCATTCAGATTCGGGAACACCGTGCAGCGGACAGCCACCTTCGCGAGGTAGGCGTTCGCGTCGAAGTCCTGCGTAAACTGGCCCTTGCGGCCGGGTACCGGGACGGTACGCATGCAGGCCTTTCTCAAGCCTGCGTTCTCCGCTGCGGTAATGCAGCAGATTTCCCACGGCATAGCCTCGCCGGTATCGGGGTCAACGAAGCGGTCGGAAGCGATAAAGGTAACGTTGTCGATTTTCTTCGCGTTCTGAGCAAGGAACGCAGTCAGATTCTTAGCCATAGTAAAATACCTCCTGTTTTATGTTGGTTTACTGCATGCCGTTCAGCAAGCTAAAGGTCTCGGGCATTTCCCAGTCGTCGAAGGTGCCCTCGAGTTCCTCGTCGAGAGTCTCGGCGTCGGCGTCAAACTTCGCCAGAATGCCGCCCTTAGTGAGGCAGTTCTTCAAGATGATAGTCTGACGACCGACAGAAGCGGTCGGGTCTTCGTTCGCGACCTGAATATCGAACGTAGGCATAAAGCCGGTACGCTTATACTCGAGGAGCATTTCGCGGAAAACGGACTGATTATAGTGGGCGGTGCCGCTCCACGTACCGGACCAGCCGGTCGGCTTGTTGCCCTTGCCGGACTTGCCGAGGATAGGCACCTCAGCCACGGAGATGTCCATTTTGGACTCGAAGGAATAGAGCTGCATGAAGCAGTATCTATTGCCGTCGGCCATCGTGACATACGCGGAAGCCTGAGAGCCCGCAATCGCGTCAAGCGCGTTCATAATAGGCTGAGCCATAATTCAAACCTCCTTACATGATAATGACGCTCATATAGAGCTGAGCCATAGCGTTCACGACGTTCAGGTCCTTCACGGTGCAAAGGACAGCCTTCTTCGTGTCGCCCTGCTCCACGGTTACGCTGTCGGGGTCGAAGTCCTCGATAGCGCGAATAGACTCGAGGTCCTGATGGAGCTTGCAAATATCGTTCCAGAGAGCGATTCTGCCAGCCGCGTCGTTCGGCACGGTACCGAGGTAGCGTGTGTTGAAGAGGACCGCCGTATCGTTCGCAATCTGGTCGCAGACGCGGATAGTCTGATTCGACTTGAAGACGTCGCCCTTCGTGTCGGAGACAGTAATCAGGGAATTGATGTCCTCGAGAATGCGAACGTCGCCGTTGACGTTGTGGAACATCAAGCGACCGGCCTTGATTGCCGCCTCGAGCTCGGCCTGCGTTCTGTCCACGTCGACGGTGAGCTCGCCGTCGTACTTCTTGTTCGTGTTGGACTTGTTCACGGCGCAGCCCGCAGACGCGCCGGTCATCCAGTACACGAGGCCATACTGGCCGAGGCCGGAAATGCCGGAATCGTAGTCCGTCGCCTTGCTGCCGATTTCGATAACGCCCTCATAGTCTGCGAGCTTCTCGTTGGAATCGAGGTTAAAGATAACGGTCTGGAACTTCGCGCCGACCTCGTCACGGAGACGCTTTGTGTAGTTGATATACAGCTTGATAGTGGTCGAGTCATCGGACGGGCAGCCGAGAGTATTGAAGCTGTAGCTTTCAAACTTATCGAGCGCCGCCTGATGAGCCGCCGCGTTTGCCGTGCCGTTCGTGCCGCCGGTGAGCGGGGTCTTTGCAGTCGCGGCGAGAGACGCGGTAGTCTTCCACGTTACGAAGTCGTTATCCTTGAGCGCGGTAGCCGCAGCCACGGTCTGCGTATCGAGGAGAGTCGTATCGTAGTAGAGGCTGACGTCAAAGAGGTCAGCGTTATCAGCGTTCGCTGCGATAACCACATAGAGCTTGTTGCCGGCAATGCCGGAATACTTCGCCGTGCAGTAAGCGCAGGCAGCCTTAGCACCTCCACTGTTCAGGCGATAGGCGTAGAGGGTCTGCGTATACTGGAAGAGCTCGCGCAGAGGCAGCAAAGCGTCGTCGGTGTACGCATGACCGAAAATCTTGAGGCTGTTCTTCTGGAAGTCGCCGCTTGTCACGGTAAAGACCGTACTGTCGGGACCCCAGTCCAGCATAAGAGGCATAGCCGCGTAACCTCTGTCGGAGAGAGTAGCGGACGCCTTAGCCACGCTGGAAAAGTTGATATACGTGCCGGGGAGTACCTTATTCTGTACTGCCCAGATTCCACCGCCAAGGGCCATATTATTTCACCTTGCCTTTCATAAAGTTTTCGATAGCGGTATCAACCTCTTCGAGGGTATACCACTTACCGCCTTCCAAAAGTGCGCCCAGAAGGTCGCGGCGCTTAGCGTAGCGCTGAGACCTCAAAAGCTGCTCTTTGGAGTGAGTAGGAGCGGCGGGCTTTGCCGCCGCAGTAGCTTTCGCCATATCAGTTTCCTCCTTGTTCAATTTTCAGAGTTCCCATCTTGACCTCCTCAGCCGTCTTATACGTGAAGTGGTTATAGGAGACAAGGAAGTGAAGCACTCCGTCCGTCACCTGAAAACTCATATCCGTACCGCGCAGCTTATCGCCGCCGGGCAGGTCAATCACTTCAAGCACCTCGGTGAGGGTATCTGCTACGCCGTAGCAGTCCTCACGCCCGGCCTTCGGAAAGTAGAGAACATCGAAACGAGGAAGACGTTTCTTGCGCTGAGCCGGGTAGCCCGTGGCCTCGGCGTTAACCAAAAGCACAATAAAAGCAGGTTGCCGAAGCCCCTGCTTTACTGCGTTTGATTCGATATGACTGCCGGGAAAAGCGGACCGCAAAGCCAGCGTGATTCCGTCTAAGATAATGTTTGTACTAATTTCCGCCATTGCAGACCTCCTTCAGCTTTCGGAGCACCATCTTCTCAAGCACAGACGGGGCGATTCGTTTCAGCTTTTCCTCGGAGATAGTCAGCATGTACCGGCCCTCGACCCAGCCGCCGTTTACGGTACGGTGACCGAACTCGACATACGAGGCGTACTCGACCGGATTTATGATTTCGACCATATACGTATTCCCGGACTTTGTTACGGTCAGGGATTGCGCATACTCGTGCCCCGCTTTGCCGTTCTTAGCGCCCCAGCCTCGGCGGAGGGTACCGCCTTTCTTGCCGGAGCCTTTCGGGTACTTGCCGACCGGGGTAGCCGGAATAACGAGAGCCAGAAGCCTTGCGGCGAGCTCTTTGCTGCAAGCCACGCAGAGGTCGTCTATCTCAGAGTCGCTCAGCTTTTCAAAGCCTTTCGCAAACTCCCTGAACTGAGAGAAGTCGCAGCGTCCCCAGCGGGACATTAGGCGTACTCCTTGAACGGGACGAGCGGTATCTCCTGATGACAGCTATAGACCGCAGGCTCACCGGACCTCGCGTAGGCGGTAGTCCGGCCTTCCTGCGTTACGACTATCTTAGAGCCCGCCGGGATTTCTACGGTCTTCGAGACGAAGAGCTTGACAGACTGCTGAATCAGCGGCGCGCTGTCCTGCTCGGTCGTGCTTGAGATACTTGAGAAGGACAAACGGCAGGGCTCGCCGTGGAGCTTCTGGACCTCCGTGGGCTCATCCCGGCCGTTTGCCTTATTTACCGCTGTCTCGAGGACATAAACGTCACAGAGGCCGTCCCAGAGCCTCCGTAGAGCATCCTGATAGCTTTTCACCATACCAACCTCCTGAACGCTGCGATAAGCTCCGCGTCGGGGTTTACCATCTTCGCGAGCATTGCGTCGAACTGGTCCTCGAAAGAGCCGGTATCTGCAATCGCGAAGGTGACGGAGGTGTCGCCTTCAGAAATGCTCTTAGCCGGCGCGTCGAAGTCGTAGACCTCGGAGAGCGCGCCGGAAGCCTTCTTGTCTGTGAGGAACATGCCCGCAGCCATATCCGCCCAGACATAGAAAAGACCCTCGGGCACTTCGAGCTGATTCGTTCGTACCTTTAGGGTCGTCTCGGCTTTCTTAATATTGTAATCAAGCGCCGCGCTGTCGGTCTCGGCCACGGTATAACCGAGGGCCGACAGTCGGGCGGTTACTGCCACGAGTATCTCCATAGGCCTTAACCTCTGGAGAAGATACGCGCGATAGGAATGGCCTTGTGGTTGATGTAGGAACGCTGAGACGCGGTAGTCTCACCGGAATGCACCAATGCCCAGTTCGCGCCGTTCTTGAGCTCGGTATCGGTAGGAGACAGAGAAGTCTGAGAAGCCTTCTCATAAGAGATACCGTAAGGAGCGAAGACCTTGCGCTGACGAGTGTACAGAGTGTCCTCACCGCCGTTGGTCTTCGGGTCGCGGCTCATCTCATAAGGCACCTTCGCGCCGATGTCCTCGTAGGAGATAGCGCCTTCGCCGAGAACATAGGTCGTATACTGAGTGCCGGCAACAACGTAGTCGTTCGCAGCCAGAGTCTTGCTGCCGAAGTACGGAGTTACCTTAGACAGAAGAATCTCACCTGCGGCAGGAGTACCGGAAGCGACAATCTTCAATGCGCCGTCAGTGTTGGCGTCGGCGTCGAAGTAGCCATCAGAAGCCGGCATGTCGTCATCAACGACAACGAGCTTACCATTCCACGTGCCGAGCTCGAGGTCGCGGGTAATGCCGTCCTTATCGGTATACTTGAGACGCTCAATCAGGTTGAGATTCTCAAGACCGGTAGAAACGTCAGAGTGCATGAACACGAGCTTGAACTTCTTCTTGTTCGCGCCGCAAGCCTTGTTCGCTGCGGAGTTCAAAGTAGAAGCCGCCATAACGCCAGTACCGACGCCGGTCACGTCGAGAGTGTGCTTAGTGACGAACTCCTTGCTCTTCGTGTCGGTCATAGCGAAAATGCCGGCGAGAATAGCGAGAATCGTGTTCTGGTCCAGATGGTCCTTGTACTCGGCCACCTGCTGGCTGATGTTGCCCATGAAGTCAACGCCGCCAGTAATGTCATAGGAAAAGTCCCTCTCAGTCCAAGCCTTCGCACGGCCGATGACAACGACGCCCTGCTCGAAGGTCTTAGTGGAGGTTGCGGTGATGTCGGTCTGGCCGTCGTAGTTAACGGCGTCGCCGTCAATCAGACCGCGCATAGCCAGACGGGCATACGCAGTGCCATTCTGGGCGGTAAACACGCCGCGGATGTCGGGGTTGCCCGCAAGGGCACGAGACTTCTTGAGCTCGTTCAGGTTGAGGTTAGGAACACGGTCCACCATGTACTTGAACGCCTCAGCATTGAAGCTCTTAGAATCAAACTTGCTGTTTGCCATAGTAAAATCGTCCTTTCATATTAAAGTTTTGCGTCAGGATTTTCAGCGAGGTATGCGCAGAGCTCGTCGTAGGTCATAGTCTCCGGCTTTTTATCGCCGGAAGGTGCCGGGTCTCCGCTCTCGCCGGGCTTGAAGCCCTTAAAGTCATTCTTCGGTTTCGTAGTGTCGAACATAAAGCCACTGTCGGGTGCCTCGGCCAGCTTCTTAATCTGGTCGGCCAGACCCTTAACGGTGCCGTCCGCGTCGAGCTCAGCCTTATCAAGGTCGAGCAGCGCCTTCACGGCCTTTACGTTCTTCGCTTTGGCAGCAGACAGAGCCAGCTCAACGGCGGTATCGATTTTGAGGCGCTTGATTTCTGCCTCGTGGGCCTTCGTCGCCGCAGTGTTCTCAGTCTGGAGAGTAGCGATTTGCGTCTTGAGCGCCTCGACGTCGCCGGTAGAGGCCTTGAGGGTCTCAAGTTGCTTGTCGCGCTCCTTGACGGTATCGGCGAGAGCTTTCTTCTCGGTGTTCAGAGTGTTGAAGTCTGCGCGCGCCACGAAGTTCTTGCCGATTTCCTCAGAGACCTTTTTATCAATCTCTTCGGAGTACGCTTCTCCCAAAATAGTTTTCAGCCAGTCCAACATTTTGTCCTCCTGTCTCCCGCTGTCCTTTTTATCCGGCCAGTCCCGGTATTGCGGGTACGCTATTTGTTGTCCGCCGCGTAAGGCGGTAATTTTTGTATGAAAAAAGCGCCTCCTGCTAAAAAGCAGGGACGCTCTAATCAACTATTGCTTCTGTGGGGCTCCACGGTCTCCCGTATCGTGTTTTAACTGAGGGGGCCTTAGATTTACCCTCTGAAAAATCAGGCTCATTTATGGGCTTTCTGGATTGCTTTAATCTCAGACTCGTAGACCTCAATAAGCTCGTCGCCGTTCTGAATCAGAATAGAATCCTCTTGACGTTCATCTTCGCCGGCGTCTTCCGCGTCCAAGCAGTCAATCCACTTACCGCGCACGGTCTTACCGGTCGTGCAAGTAACGACCACGCTCTGGTCGAGTAGTGAGATATACTTCTCAATCATTTTGCTGCTCCTTTCTGCGGTCTTGCCGGGACGATGTGCCAGCCCTTACGCTTAGAATAATGAATAATACCGGTATTTGTGGGAACTTCCTTACCAGTATACTTACTTCTGTAAATGCCGATAGCCTCGGTATGAGTGAATCGCTCTTTGTGATTCCAGTCTCCGGCGTTTGTCTTAAGGAACTGGCCTTTACCAGAGTACTGGTCATAGAGCATTTGCGGGTCAACCGTAAGCTCGCCTCGAGTGGGGTCGAAGTTTTGCCCGCCCCGAATATGCTTAGACTGGTTGCCTGAGTGCATTGAGGTCGAATAGCCTTTAAGCTCCTCTAAAACGGCGTTCTTAAATATATTATACCGTGTTTTTTCCGGTTGTACAACGTATTTTTCTTTCCAGTCTGTAAACTTCATATCCCGGGGAACAGCATAGCCTTTACCTTCACCGTCTCTCGCGAAGCGGTCTCCGAGACCCTGCATATCCTCGTAGTAGGGGGCGGTCGTGCCACGGCACCACGGATGAAAAGGCGGCGCGGTAACGCCGACTTGATACTCACTCATAGGATAGACCTTGCCGTCGAGCTGCGCGCAGAGGCTGCAAGTCTCATTGTCAAGGGTTTCCACGATAACGTACTTCTCGACGCCGAGGTCTTTGAAGCAGTCCTTGCGGGCCTCGTTCGCGAAGGCGGCACTCTCGGTCATAACCAAACGCCCGGCCTGCGACTTAGAGACCTGAAAACGGTCGGAGATAGCCTTGATGGCTTTATCCGGAGCCGCGCCTCGCATTATCATCTGGGTAAGCTGCGTGTTGACGTTGTTGACGAGTGCCTGCTTGTTCGCCCAGATTCTATCGCTGAAGGTCTGGCTGTCTAAGGTCCACGGCCGTGAGAGTACTTTGCTGATAGCTTCACTGGTCAGCCCGTGAAGCGTCCAGCCGACCCCTATGCCCTTTTGGAGCTCAAAGGCGGTATGATAATAGCCTCGCCGGTAAACCTCGCTCAGGGACGAATTAAGAGCCTCTGTCTGCGCCCCGTGTAAGACCTCGGCCTGCTCCTGTAGCTGGAGTTTCAAGCTATCAAGCCTTGACACGTGGACGCGGGCAGAAGCATTCTTAAGCTGCTTGAGCCACGTCTGAGAGACGGCGTTCTCTTGACCGTGTTTTATATACTCTTCAACGGTCCACCGGAACTCGTCAAGCTCCTGCGTGGTAAGCAGCTTATTCGCCTCGGCGAGCGTTATGCCGTTTTCGGCCGCAAACCGCTGATACCATCTCGCGATTTGCGATTCTATATCCTGAATAGCGGTCGCATATTGCCGCTCGAGGTTTTTAACGTAGTCGTACCCCTTATCAAGCAAGGATTCCTCAAGAATCCGCATTCGGTTGGCCCAGTACTTATCATTCCTCATTTACCGGGTCACCGCCTTCGGGTTTGCGCAAAGCCTGCGCCTGTTCAAAAGCCGCTCGGTAGGGGTCCGTTTCCTCTTTCTGCTTTTCAAGCCGTTCAAGCTCGGCGGCAGGGTCGTCGACCCACGGGTGCATAGCGACGATGGTCTCATCGGAGATAATGCCGACGGACTTAGAGCAGTTATCGATAGCCTCGGACTCGTTGATAAGAATATCACGGTTGAAGATAACCGTAATATCTTCGCTCTCATACGAGCCCTTGCCGGTGTTGGCGAGGTAGGTATTGACAAACCAGAGAATCTCCTCAAAAGAGGCTTGCAGCTCGGTCTCCATCGCGTTCGCGTCGAGGTCGATGTCGCAATACATGCTCTGAATGTTCATCTGGTTAGGCGTACCGGAGAGACGGTCGTCCTTCGCGTCGTAGCTGCGGAGGTTTTCAATGAGCGCCTTTTTCAGAAGCTCGAGGACGGTCTTATAATTCTCGGAGTTTACCGAGATTTCAAGACTATCCACGCCGCCGTCCGTGCCCTCGACCGTGCGGACCTTGATAGCTCCATAGGTCGTCAGGTTACGCCGGAACTCCCCGAGGTCCTGTCCGTCATAGTTCTTGAGGACAAGAACGGTATTGCGGACGTCTTCCTCCATGTTGTTCACGAAGTCGGATTGCAGGAGGTTGATAGCGTCCTGCAAGGAACGACCGCGGCGAATGAGAGGGACTTCCTTCGGGTTGTACTTGATAGGGATAAGGGGGAAGCGCTCCCAGTTCAAGGGCTGCTCGTTGCCCTTGCTGTCTTTTACCCTAACATACGCCTGCTTCTCGGTGTCCGGCGTGAGTACGCCGTTCTCGAAGATGTAGGTCGTAACGCCTTCCAGCGTGAAGAGGTCGACCTTCTTAACGATTTTCTTCTCGGTACCGTAGTAGACCTCGACCGGGTAAAGGCGAAGAGCGGAGTCAAGCTCGGTATGAGCCGCGTCCGCCCAGAACGGCATAATCTCGTAGCCGGGGAATACCCGGAACGCGAGCTCGCCGTTTTTATTGTAGTAGGGATAAAGCCACGAGATACCCGCGTTGAGGCACTCGACTCCCGCGCTCTTGAGAGTACGCATAAACCGCATGCCGAGTACCTTCTTGACCTCAGCTGCGTAGTCGTCATTCTCACAGGAAAAGGAAATAGGCTGACCGAGAAGGTAGTTTGCCTTCTGGTCAACGTGTTTCGCATACTGGTTATCCACAATACGGTTGTTCGGGAGATTCTCAATCACAATCAGCTTACCGTCGGGGCCGATAGCCGTGCGCTGGCGTTTGAGAATGTCATGGTCTCCGGTATAATACCGGTCGCCGTCAATCATTTCGCGCCGCTCGGGCGAGGTCTCCCAGTCGGTAAGCTCTTTCGCGTAGAACTCAAGCTCGGTCATAGGCCTGCCGGCGCGGAGGCGCAAATTGAAAAACTCCTGCTCGATAGGCTTCTTGAATAAGGGCATTTATCGCACCTCCTTAAAAACTGAATCTCGACGGCTGGAACGCGGCACGAACGAAGTAGCGCGTATCATCCATGGCGTGGTCGTCGGTTTTGAGCGGCCGGTCTTCGGCGGCTTTTTCGTCCCACCGATATAAACCGAACTCTCTTATGCAGTCCGTGCAGCAATCGCAAAAGAAGATGTCGCCGGCGTTCAGCCGGGTAGCGACGTCGCGAATACCATCAAGGACTCTGTTGGACGCCTGCTCGACCATGAAACGGTCATGCCGGCGTATGACCTCAATAAACGAGGCGGCGGACGGGTCAACGATGATTTTCCGAATCGAGAGGTCTCCCGCAAGCTCTTCAATAGCCGCGTAGTGCTCCTCGTCTGTTCGCTGATACCGTTCCTTGCGTCCGTCGTAGTAGTACTCTCGGACGCGGTACCATTTTCCCTCACAGAGCCCCCAGAGCCCGGCCGAAGTCGGGTTTAAGGTACCGTAGTCGCAAGAGATAAGGTATTCCTCATAATCACGAGGCACGGAAGGGACTACATGATAGTCCTTATTAAACATTGTATATATCAAGCCCTCCGCGACGGTCCAAAGGCCGCGGATATACCGGTCGTAGAACACGCCGGAGTACATGCCCTCGTATCGGGCCTTGATTTTCTCGTCAAGACTGAGGTTGTCGTCCATCGTAAAATGCAGGTAGAGCATATTGCGCTCTGCTGCTTTACGAATCCACTCTTTATAAAACCAGTGACCCGGGGACTCGGGGTTGCAGTTAAACCAGAACTTAGACCCGGAGACCGAACAACGTGCCATAGCCTGCTCTACGAAAGAGCGGGGCATAAGCGCGACCTCATCGAAGAGGACTCCGGCCAGAGTAATGCCCTGAATAAGGGTGTAGCTGGATTCGTCCCGCCCTCCGAAGAGGTAGTAGGTATTAGAGCGATTGCCGATAGTGACGACCATTTTATTCTCGCTGCGGCGTTCAGTAACCTCGAACATACCCTCGAGCCATGTGGGAATATGTACGATAACGTTACGCCGGAGCGCTTCAATCGTGCGGCCGCAGATAGCGAAGTTCTGTTTATCGAAGCTCGCCATGCTCCACATGATAAAGCCGATAGCCATTGAGACCGTCTTGCCGGAACGAATTGACCCGTCGCAGATAAGCCCGTCTCTATTCTGGTGTTCTGGTTTCGTCCACCAGAAGAGGGTCGCGTTCTGCCGAGGACTGAAGCTCTGGTATTGCACTCAGGTCAACCTCCTTTCCGGCAGCGTGAATCGCCTCGAAGAAGTTGGTCTCCTTCGTGTCAGACGGCTTAATCGCTTCATTAGCTGTATATTTGTCAATGACGATACCCATAGCGGTAGCAAGCTGATTGACCGTTGCGGCTGCGAGCTTGTCCTCGTCTCCCATCGCCGCAAGCAGCTTATCAATCAGTCCGCAGACGTCATTTTTCTTAGAATCCATAAAGGCGAGAATGCTTACGGTGTTCTCGGCCTTTTTTTGTTCTACTTTTTCTTTCAATTTTTCATCCCCATGAACGACTCTATGAATCGTAGCGGTGGAGACTCCGTATTTCTTTGCCAAAGCGGTCATGCTTGAGCCGTTAACCGATTCAGCAACGATTTTCTTTTTCTGCTTGTCGGTTAGCTTTGCCAAAGCACTCCCTCCTCGTTAGTTCTTGCTAACCTCCGTTCATAATAATAAACGGAGCACTGCACCGGAGGCCCGCGCAGTGCTCCGCCAGCGTTCAGCGGAAGGAGACAACCGCTAAACGCAGAAAAAGCCGGACTTCCATCCGACTTTTCCACTTTATATTATAACGCAAGTTAGGCGTGAATTAAAGCGCTTTCAGTAAAAATAGTCAACGCTTTTTTGTGTAAGGTCATTGTCCAGCGGAAAGTAATATCAAGGCGTACTGCAATTTCCTCCCACTTGAGATACTTAAGATACCTCATCTCTAACAGAGCGTTGAGGGTGGGGTCAGTAACCGCCTGATTGATAGCTCTGCCGATTTCAAGCTCGATAGCCGCAAGCTCATAAATCTCAGCCCTAATTTCCGACTGCAAATCAACGATAGCGCAAGCAGCGTCCTCGACCTTCTTCGATGGGGTAGAAGAGAATGCGGCGACAGGCTTAATCTCAGCCGTGATAGATTCGGCTCTGCGAATCCACTCGTCGATACGCTCCTCCTTAACCTTTATTCGTTCTTTGGACCTATACCCTCTGTTGAGGAAGTCTTTTGTTTCCTGTAGCGTCATTTTGATACCTCCTTAATTCTGGCCTTCAGGGCCTCGAGGCAAGCGTTCTGCCTTACCTCCTTCGGTGCGAGTATGTCGTCTAAGACACGGTAGTCATAAGTGTCCTTCATCAGGATATGGTGAATCAGGACCGTTTTCTTTTGCCCCGGACGGTGCAATCGCTTGTTTGCCTGCTGGTAAAGCTCAAGACTGGTAGGAAGTCCGTACCATATCGCGATATGACCTCCCGCTTGCAAATTCAGGCCGTGACCCGCGCTTGCAGGGTGGGCAAGCATAATCGGAATCTTGCCCTCGTTCCAGCGGACGACCGCGCCGTCGCCTTTAATGTCTACTGCTTCCGGGTATCGCTCCATAATTCTGTCGCGTTCATGCCGAAAAGCGTAGAACACCAAAACAGGTTGACCGTTCGCCTCTTCGATAAGTTGGTCTAACGCCTCGAGCTTGCAGTTGTGCAGGACCTTGACATTACCGTTCTCGTCATAAGCTGCGCCGCCCGCGGCCTGCAAGAGCTTATTCGTCAGGACCGCTGCGGTCGGCGCGTCGATGTCGCCGTCCGCGAACGGGAGAAGAGTGTCCCGCTCAAGAGTCTTATAAAGCTCCATCGCCTCTGGGGTAAGCTCGAACTCACGACGGAGAAAAAGCCTGTCCGGTAACTGCAAGTAGTCTGCCGCGTTCATACTGATACAGAGCTTGCCGATTTTCTCATAGATAAGCTCCTCTGCGCCGTCTTTCGGTTTCCATGAGAAAATAGTCGTGGCGTTCCGCTTGTCCGGGACGAAGTAGGTATCGCGGTAGCCTGTCAGAGTTTTGCCGAGAGCCTTACCCTCGTCAAGCAGGTACATTTCCGGCCATAGGTCAAGCAGCCCATTCGGCGAAGGCGTGCCGGTAAGACCGACAATCCGCTTGATGTACTTCCGTACTTTTTTGAGAGCCCGGAAGCGCTGCGCCTTACTGGACTTGAAGCTCGACAACTCGTCGATGATAACCATATCGAAAGGCCACTTGCTTTTGAAGTAGTCCACAAGCCATACGACATTCTCACGATTGACGATATAAATATCCGCCTCCCGCCTGCAAGCTGCGATACGCTCGGCCTTCGACCCGAGAATCAGCGAGAGCTTCAGGTGTTTCAGGTGGTCCCACTTCTTGACTTCGGGCGGCCACGTTTCCTTTGCCGGTTTCAGCGGGGCGATAACAAGGACCTTGCTCACGGCAAAATAGTCGTTCAAGAGCTTGTCCGCTGCGCTCAGGCTCGTTACCGTTTTTCCCATACCCATATCCAGCAGGAGCCCAGCCTCGGGGTTATCAAGAATGAACTTCTCCGCGAAGCCCTGATAATAGTAAGGTTTATACTCCATCAGCCCTTAGCCTCGCTTTCAAATCCTCCATATCAGAGATACGCCAAACGGTGCAGCCGAGCCCCTCTAATGTCGCGATAACCTTTTTCTGCCTGATACTCAAACCGTCACTCAGCCCCGGCCGCTTGACCTCTATAAAAATTATTCGTCCCCCCGGCAATATCGCAATTCGGTCAGGCACCCCCGGAGCTCCCGGGGACACCCACTTGTACGCTTTACCGCCGAGGGACTTGATATACTCATAGAGCTTTCGCTCGAAAGTGCTTTCATACATAAAATCCCTCCTTCAGGTAGTCGAGTAGCGCGTGTAACAAAGATTCCCTATATATACATGTAATGCGAGGGGGCGACGAGATTGCGTCGAGTGTCCCTTTACTTTTTCAAAAAATGTTTTTAAGATTTTTCGACTACCAGTACTACCAAGTAACCAAAAGCATTGATATATAAGGCTTTTTCGAGGTAGCAGAGTAGGTAGCACTTTGTTGCAAGTAGTTCTCAAAGTGCTACCTTTGTTGCAAGCGCGCTTGTACGACCTACCCTCTAACGAAAAAAGTTGGCCTTTCAAGTGCTACCTTTGCTACCTCAGACCTCTTTCACGAAGCCCCTCTGCCTGCCGTAAATTGCTCCGCAGTTGACGGAGGTGGACAACCGCCAGCCCGAAATCATGCGCAGGAGCCCGATAATCTCGCGGGCCTGCGTCTGCGAATAGCTCTTCGGGTCGCCCTTGAAAAGCTCCTGCCAAACCTCAAGCGCGCAGACCTTTGTTCTCGGTACGGTACCGTTACGCTCCTCGCCGAAGCCGCCGCTCCAGAACATGAGACGCTTTTCAAGGTCCCAATCGTCCCAGCCCTCGGGCAGCAGGACTTCAAGGAAGTTCTCGATAAGACCGAGCTTGCCATTCGCCTCGGTGTGGTCGGCCTGCACCTTGCGGGCCATTTCTTCGACCGCGCCGTCAAGGTACCAAGTCTCGCCGGCCTCGTAGTAGGTCACGGCCTCGGCCCATATCTGGTCCACGATAGAAGCGGTCAGCTTGTCCCCGAGAGTCTTACCCGCGTCGGTAACGACGACCGGCCAGAAACGGCGGGCGCCGGTAGGGTCTCTCAGGAACTCCTCATCGTTTGTGGTACCGAAGAAGGCGCATTGCCTCGGGTGGCATTGCGTGCGGCGAGCGTATGCCGCGCGGTAGTTGTCCTCTTGTTTGGAGACGAACTGCTTAATCTGCTCGACCTCAGCCTTACGGGTCGCGGCCATTTCAGAGAGCTCGATTATCCAAAAGCCTTGAAGTTGCTCGTAAGCGTCCTTACCGGACATGGTATAGAGCGAGTCTGAAAACCACTCTTTACCGAGCTTCTTCAAGGTCGTGCTCTTGCGGCAGCCCTGAGGACCGATAAGGACGAGCATGTGGTCGTGCTTGCAGCCGGGAGATAAGATTCTCGCGGCCGCACCGATAAGCGCCTTGCGGGTTACCGTTCTCGTATACCGGGAGTCTTCGGCGCCGAGGTAATCGATGAAGAGCGTCTCGCAGCGTTTCTCCCCGTCCCAGATAAGGCTCCGCAGATACTCGCGTACCGGGTGCCTCGTGATGTCAGCGAGCGCAAGGTCGACGCCTTCACGGGTCTTCGGCATAGAGTCGATTTTGTAGTCCTTCTCAAGAATATTGTGAACGCCGGCGTCGTCGGTGTCGTCCCATGAGCGCGGCTTTGCGTCAGCCTTTCTCCAAGGAAGGTCCCCGCAGACCATAGGTCTCTCCATGAACTCGTCCCAGTAGAAGGTCCCCTTAAAGCGAGGGTCGTTCTTCACGATGATACGGATATTCTCAACCGTAGTCGCCGCGTGCCCCGTCTTCGGGTTTACCTCAAGCTGAGAGACCCAGTTCATATCAGGGGCCTCGTCGCCTTCGCCGAAGAGCTGGACGATGTAGTCAAGCTGCTTGCTTTGCAGCTCCTTCATAACGCTCTCGCAGTTGGTCTCAATCCACTTACACATATTCTTATAGGAAGGAAGGTTGTTCGCCGCGGTGTTCGCGGGTTTTCCTTCGTCGTCCTTACCGAACATGTGAATGCGGACGAGGTCGAACGCATTGCAGAGCTTGCCGCAAGTCGGGTCTGTGCTGTGGTGACTGTACGCAAAGCGGCCGTCCTCATAGATAACGAGACCGCCGGAGGTCGAGCCGCCCTTGTAGGTATAGCGGCCATTTTCGCCCTTGATGTAGATGTCAGGCAGGAAGGCCTCGATTGCGTCCTCTACAGAGTAAGTGCGGCAGAACGCGCCGACGATACCGTCTTTCGCGGTCGGGTCTCCCTGCTTGTCAGCGAGACGCCGAATCGTGCCGGACTTCCTGCTTGAGACAGGCCACTGAGTCGGGTCTTTCCAGTCTGCGTACCTCGCGAGCTGCTCGTCGGCGTCCAGCCATGGGCCGTCCTGCACTTCATAGCGAAACTCGCCGTCAGAGGAAGCGCTCGCCCAGTACATGAGCCGATGAGGCTCGTAGGTGGTATCGTCGCACATGTCAATACCGATGTCGCCTGCAATCCTGCGGGCGATAGCCTCGTACTCCTCAGGAGACACAGGCCTCGAGAGAGGAAGCACAAGGCGAAGCCTCGGAGCTTTCGCCGTATGGCTGTGCGTGCTGTAGAGCACTGCAGCGCAGCCCAGAATCAGCTCGACTGTAGGCCAAGGGTCTTCGCCGGCCGTGATAGAGTCCATGTCAAGGGTGATAAGCCGACGCTGCAAAACGGCATCGATTTTACGTCGGCCACCCTTTAAGGTACCGCCGACAAAGCCACCGACGTCCTTCGCGTTATCGCGCTCTTCCTTCGGCATACGGAAGTACTCTTGCTGGGTCTCCTGCGTCCGGGTCACACGGCCGAGCTTATCAACGAACTCAGACCAAAGCATTTCTTTAGTTTTCCAGCTTGCCGAACGCCGCGAGCTACCCGTCGCAATCGTTATCAAGCCGTCGTATTGAAGAGCCGGCATTAAAAGGTACCGGCTCTCGTTACCACTCTCGTGATACCCGCGTTCTTAATCATGCGGTCGCAGATATTACACGGAGCAGGGTCAATGGTTTCATCGAGGCATGCAAGGTAAAGGGTAGCACCTCGCATTGACCGCCTCGGCGCACTGATAATCGCATTCTGCTCGGCGTGAACGGCAACGCAGGTCCCGTACTGGTCCCCGTGGCGAGCCGCGTGCTCGTCGATAGGAGTGGAATGCTCTCGGCAGTAGCACTTTCCGACGTCGCAGCAGTTGGCCTCGCCTCTGGGCGCGCCGTTATAGCCGGTCGCGATGATTTCGTCGTCTGCGACAATCACGGCCCCATACTGCCTGCGAAGGCAGGTAGAACGGGCCGCGACGGCTTTTGCGATATTCAGATAGTAGTTGTCTTTGTCTATTCTCATAGTCTTACCTCCCGCTACTTCCGAAAGCTCCAGTACCACGCTCGGCAGACTCTGCATACGTAAACTCAGGGATAACGACTGGCATAATCACGAGCTGGCCGATACGGTCACCCTTCTTGATGTCGTAGCCGTCACCCCCGACATTCGAGACAATAGCATGGACCTCGCCACGATAGCCGGAATCGATGGGAGGAAGCTCGCACACGATACCGCGAGCGCTTAGGCTGCTACGAGGAAATATGTACCCCACGTAGCCGTCAGGCAGTTCCAGACCGAAGCCGAGGGGCAACTTATATACTTGTCCGGGGTAGATAGTCTGGTCTCTGGGGCTGAACACATCAGCGCCGGCGTCGTTGTCATGCGCTCGTACAGGAGCGGGGCCGTTGAAGTCAATTAGCTTAATTTTCATTTCGCACCTCCTGCAATAGAATTTTAATCAAGGCGTGAATACCGCGGGCACTATCATGACCTTGAATTTTTCCTGTCCCAGCGTAAAATTGAAAAAGTTTATCGTCAGCTTTGCGCCGGCAATGAAAATGCCCGGTAGCTTCATTTTTTAAGGCGTACTCAATATCATGCTTCTCAAATTGAGATATAGCATATTGAATACGGTCCGGCGTCTTAGCGATTCTGGCTTTATGATTCTCATTAGCTAAATCGCGTAAGCCGTCCCATAAAGGGTCGCGTTCACTCATTCTCGCACCTCCATACAGAGCGGAAAATCCTGCTCGAGAATTGCCTTCGGCGTGAGCTCCTTATCAAGGGGCGTACCACAGGCCATTTTCCCCTCAAGGCACTTTCCCTTCATGCAGAAGGGACCAGTCGTTTCAGGAGAGAAGAGAGCCGGAGCCAGCTCGTAGAGCTCTTCCCAGAGGCGGAGCATAACGTAACGAGTCTCGGCGGTATTGCGCCGACAAGTTCTCTGGCTTATCATGTGCTTCCACTGATAAGGCGTTGCGCTGATAATCAGAACGTTTCTCAGGCCTTGCGGAGCCAGATAGCCGGCAGAGTCATTGTCCACGCCGTACTCGACGAGGAGCTTGTATTTCCGCATAGCGTCCTGACACTGAGAGAGGTAGGAGAAACGCATTTGACTGTCAAGCAACTCATAAGGGACAACGAAGTCAGCCTCATTCGAGTAGTCGCTGTACTGCAAGGACGCAGACATGAACTTGACCTCGTTCTGGTGCCTCGTAATCTGAGCGAGGAATCGCCTTGACGCTCCGACAATTACGGCGTTGATGACCGCGAACTTCTGAATCGTAGGGTGCGGAAGCTGGGTCATAACCTTAGCCGTTTTCTCGGTATACTCTTTATCGTAGAGAGCGAGGAAGTCAGAGAGGTCTTTGACCGTGTGCCCGCGCTGCGTCAAGCGCGCGGCGCAGACCATCATCTTCTCGGCCTCGCTGATTGCGGTCGGATTGAGGACCGCGACTTTGATTTTATCCATTACCGTTCGCCTCCTCTTCGACTAAAGCCTTGAGCAGTAGCAGGTAGTTAATGCTGTCCGTGATTTTCTCGGTCCAGCGGTCCAGAGAGTAGCTGCGACCGTCGGTACACATATCCGAGATAGAGACGAGGTGCTTTGTCAGCATACCAAGCAGAGCCTCTTTCGGAGTGCCGTCAATAATCGCGGCAGCCTTCTTGAAGTGCGCGAGGCGGTCGATATTGCTCTCGTCTACAGCGTCAGGGGCATACTCATGGCCCTTGCCAGTAAGCAGGTGCTCGCAGACAAGAAGCTGCTCTTTAACGACCTTATTAAATACATCTATCTTCATAGCGGTTAGTCCTTTCTATAGTATTCGCACTCATAGGCGTCAGCCTTGAGCGGTAAGCCGGTCGCCCACTCGATGGGCTCCGACATGATTTTGCTGATTTCCTCGGCAGAGCTTACACCGATAGGTACCTCGCAGATAACTTCATCGTGAACATGGAACACAACCGGAAAACCGGCTCGCTCCAGACGGTCAATGGCGACTGCAAGACAGTCTCGTGCTGTAGCCTGAACGATGTTCTCCACGAGTTTCGGGCCATAGGACTCGATACGACCCCAGCCGCCCGAGGACTGAATTGTGCCTTCGTAGGTGATACTGTCATCGTCGATTCTGGGCTTTACGTAGCTCAGCTCGCGGCCGTTCGGAAGTCGCAGCTTGAGGAGAGGGCCTTGCTTGTAAAAGCCCATACCGAAAGGCAGCTTAGTAGGAGCCTTCGTCTGAATGGTCCTACGCGCTGCGGCGTCCGTGTCCCACCACAATTTAGTGATAGCAGGATTTGCAGCGCGCCAGCTATTGACGAGCGGTTTCAGCTCAGACTCCTCAAGCCCCATCTCAAGAGCGCCCATAGATTTCAGAGCGCCGACGCTGCCGCCGTAGCCGAGCGCGAGCTCAGCGATTTTCCCTTTCTGCCGCATAGGGTCGCCCTTCTTGACGGAGCCCTTTGGAAGGTGAAACATCTGCTCGGCGGAAGCCTCATAAATTTTGCCGTGGGTCTTGAAAACTTCCATGCGCCACTCTTCACTTGCAAGCCATGCGATAACACGGGCCTCAATCGCGGAGAAGTCAGACACGATGAAGCGATAGCCGGGTCTCGGGATAAAGGCCGTGCGGATAAGCTGCGAGAGGGTCCCGGAAATGTCGTCGAAGAGCATTTCAAGGGTCTCAAGGTCTCCGGCCTCAACAAGCTGTCTCGCGGTATCGAGGTCTCGGTCCGGCATTTTATTCTGCGGTAAGTTCTGCATTTGTACGAGGCGGCCGGCCCATCGACCGGTACGCGCCGCGCCGTAGAACTGAGTCAGGCCGCGAATGCGCCCGTCCGGGCAAGCCGTGCGAAGCATAGCGTTGTATTTTTCAGTTGAGGTCTTTGCAAGACCCGCTCTGATGTCGAGCATACGGTCCACGGCGTCGCAGTCAGCGTCGGCTCTTACGCCGGCAATACTCTTCTTGTTGAGACTCTCGACCTCAATTCCCGCAGTGTCCTCAATCCAGCTCTTGAGCTGCGCGGTGCTCTTCGGGTTTTCAAGGCCCGTGAGTTCCTTAGCCTGCTCGAGAAGTCTTGCCTTGATAATGGCGTCAATCTCGACCGCATGCTCTGCGAGGTTAAGGTCCACGCCGACGCCGCGGTCGTTGATATGCTGGTCGTGAATCCAGAGGGGCTGTTCCTTCTCGTACACCGGGAAGCGAGAGAGCTTCTGCCGAATAGCGCGCTCCGAGACGACGTCCTGACGGTTATACTCGACGTAGATAGCCCAGCGGTCAGGGTCATGCTCAGGAAGATTGCGGGTCCGGTTGCCGTTTGTCTTTGTAGGCTTGCAAGGTATTGAGAAGTAACGAATAAGTGCCCGGCCGGTCTTAGATTTCTGCTTGTCTTCGGGAAGGCCGATAACCTCGCCAACAGCCTCCAAGCTGCCGGGCAGACCCAGCTCTCGGGCCATGACTGCGGTGCAGCTCCATTGCTCGGGCGGTGTCACACGGCCCATAAACGCGCTCAGGCAAGTCCGTTCAAAAGACGCATTGAATGCTGTCTTCAGAATTTCGGGGTCATACAGAGCGTTCTGGAGCTCCTCAGGCAGGCTCTCGCCTCTGGCGAGGTCTATAACCTCGACCGGACTGTCGTCCCAAGCGTACCCGAAGAGAAGAATCTCAAAATCCGGGCTCTGGGCGTAGGCGTAGACGCCACACTTTTGCAAAGAGACCGAGCTATAGGTCTCTATATCGATTGCTAATGTTCTCATATTGCCTCCTTCCTCCGGGCGGCGTTCGCCTCAGTAAATCCGAGACGAACGCGCCGGAGCATGCGCTTAACCGAGGAGGTCGTCGCTGTCCTCGTCTTCCCAGCCGTCGTCCCAATCGGAATCCGTAACAACGCCGCCACCCAGAGGCTCGCCGTCATAGAGCTTCATGATACCGTTGAGGGCAGCAGAGATACCCTTGTTGCCCTGCGTATCATACACGTAGAAGTTGATGATTGCGCGGCCGTAGCAGCCGGAGTAGAGCTCCTGAGGGTCAGTCAGCGGGGTCTTGTCCGCGTGGACGAGAACGGGCTTGTTGTTGGAGCTGACGGTGATAACGTAGCAGCCCTTGCACTCTTCGCCGAACTCACCGCCATTCGGGCGCTCGCCGTCGCCGTCGTGCAGCGTGCTCTTGAGGTTGGTAGGCAGCTTCTTGCCGCTGTTGCTTGCCATGAACTTCTGCTTAGCCTCGTCCATAGCAGCCTTGATTTTCTGCATGGTGGCCTTATCGCTCTTCGGAATCAGGAGGGTAACGCTGTACTTCGGCGTAGCGCCTTCCTGAACGGCGCGAGGGGTGAAGAGGTTGCAGTAGGAAAAACGGACCTTACCAGTAGTGATTTGAGTAGACATAGTATCAATCTCCTTTAATATAAATAGTTTTCATCTGAACGCCGTACTCGACGGCGAGCTCATGTGAGTCAAAATAGATGTCGATAACGTTTCCCTTAACGGCGCTTCCCGTATCTTCGGCTATGTACTCGCAGCCGTCGATAATGAGGACCGTTCCGAGAGGTATCACATCGGGGTCGACCGAGACCGTGCGGTCTGCGGTCGGAATCGTGCCGCTCTTTGTTCGCTGCACGTAATCGGTACCGACCCGAGAAGGGTGTTCCGCACTCCAGATACCGCAGCACTTAACGCAAGTGCAATAGGCGGTAGTCTTGAACTCGCCGAGCTCGATAAGCTCAGGCTCCGGCGCGGCGGTCTCGGTAATCGCCTCAGGAGCTTCTACCCGAACGGGCGAAGACTCAGGCTCATCAGGAACGGAAGCGCTCGGTCTCGTAACGAACGAGAGAATCAAGGCGACAATGAGCGCCAGAATGAGGAGCCACTGGATTTTGATAAGGCGGATTCTCGCCCGCGTTCTGCGTCTTGCCGCTTCCGTCATAACGAGACCTCCTTACTTATCGAACTCAGCGAGAAGCTGTTCTTCGGGCTTGAACTCAGGGCGCTTGTCCTTTGCAGGAGCCAGAGTGGGCTTGCCCTGAGGCTTGACGATAAGCTCGCCGAGCGTTTCAGCTACAGCCTTTTTACCGAAGTCCTTCTCCATCTGAGTCAAGGTAATCAGTTTACGCTCGTAGAGCAGACTCTCGTCGTAGCCAGCGGACTTCATAGCCTCAACGACTTTCAGCTCGTCTGCGAACTTGCGGTTGCTGCGGCCCTCAACCATCTTCCAGCCGGTAACAGGCTGACCGCTGAGCAGCGTAGAGGCTACGAGGCCTTCGAGGTCAGTAAGCCACGCCTGAATATCCGCGGCCTTTTCAAGAATCGCACCAGCCTCTTCAGGAGTCAGGAGCATAGCGTCCGGGGCCCCATCGAAGAGCTTGAGATTCTTGTCGGCTCTCGCTTTGCACTGAGCTTTCGCCCGACAGAACTTGCAGACCTCTTCGGACGGGTCGAACTCGCCTTCGCCCTTATAGGCCAGCTTAGCGCGGGGCTTGACATACTTCTCAGCCCACTCAAGCAGCTCCTTGACGGTGATTTCGTCGGAGCTCTGAATGCCGGAGAGGCGAGGCTGGAAAATCGTCATGCGAACGGAATCGATGTCGAAAAGCGTGTTGTACTTGAGAAGCGCGCCGAGGGCGTAGAGCTTCATCTGAGGGTTACCGGTCGCCTCGACGCGAACGCCCTTGCCGTACTTGAAGTCCACGATTTCGAGGACCTTGTCAGCGACGATGATACAGTCGCCGGTGCCGAAGCCGTCCTTGACATACTTCGAGAAGTCGACTCTCACCTCAAGCTCGGTAAATGCGTCCTCGCAAGACTCCTGCGCAGCTTTGGTCTTTTTAGCAACAAATCTTGCATAGTCATTTGCGCATTCCTGCATTTCAGCGTTGTAGTAAGGACCTTTTGCCAATTCGTCACGACGATTCTCAAAGTCCGTCTCGGAGACCTCGCCGAGGAAATAGCGGGCGGTCAGCTCGCAGAGCTCATGAGCTGCGGTACCCTCTTCGGCGTACTCGCTCGTAGTCTGCGGAAATTGAAGCTCAAGTAGTGCGCTCGGCGTACACTCGAGCCAGCGGTGAGCGCCGCTTGCGGAAAGTAGTGCGTGCTTAGCCATTGACACTCACCAGCTCTTTCATAAGCGCCGGATAGTCTTCCGTGCGCCTGTCGAAGTCGGAGAGCTTCTTGCAACCGAACTTCGCAAAGATGTCGGCGAGCTCTTTCTGCTTGCCGGCTTTGGAGAGCTTCAGGGCTACGGCGCGAATGTCGGTCTTCGTGATAGGCTTGTCCTCGGTCTTCGGAGTCTCAGTCGCAGGAGCAGGGGCCTCGGTCTTCGAAGTCTCGACGGGCTTTTCCGAAGGGGAATCGAACATACTTACCTGACCGGGAATCTCGGTATCAGGGAGCAGGGCTCTCAGCTTGCTCAGGTTTTCCTGAGTCAGTTCCATTGTTACGGTGATTTTCATTTTGTTTTGCCTCCTTGTTTTTCTTCCAAGCCAAATAGGCTTGCATATTTTGTGGATTTTCGTAAAACGCATTGACCGCAGCGCTTAGTCGGTCAAGCATAAGATTCTCTCTTGCAAGAGCGGTTTCGGCGAGCGTCGGCCGCATTTTTGTCTTTTAGGACAAATCGGCAGCAAAAAAAATTGCGTTCGCCGTGGGCGGGTCAAGGTGTAGTAAGTCCTTGCAAATCTGCACTTCAGGTACCGTGAAGGCAGTCTCGCCCTTAATTTTGCGGTAAGCATTTCTTACGCTCCAGCCTTGCGCGTCCGCAAGGTCCTTCGCATTCACGCCATTCAAGACCATGTGGGCTTGAAGCAGTCGAGTGTTAATCATACAATATGTTGCCTCCTTTCATCAGAGTAGCCACAGTGCGCTGTGTTTTGTCTTAAAGGACAAAGTCATTATAGCGCGCTTTGTGGAGTTTGTAAATAGCCTTTTGGAAAAAATTTTCCCGTTCTGGACAAAAACTGTTCCCTTTGCGACAAATACATGCTATAATAAGACGCAGAGGTGATTAAAATGACGTTAGGCGATAGAATACATTATCTCAGAACAGAGAAAGGGTACACTCTGCAGGAACTCGGCGATAAGGTCGGCGTCGGTGCGAGCACGGTCCGCAAGTGGGAAACGGGCTACATCAAAACACTTCGTACCGATAAAATGCAGAAGCTCTCGAACGCTCTCGGAACATCGGTCGACTACCTGATGGGGTGGACCGATAACAGCGTAAACGTCGGAACGGTGGGGACCAATAACGGCGTTATAGGCCAGAACTCCGGTGAGATTCACTTAGAGCAGCAGCGCTCCAAAGAGGAAGCGGAGCTTCTGCGTATTTTCTCCGGGCTCGATGTCAAGCGGCGTATGGAGCTGCTTATGACAGCTATCCGCTTAGACGAGGAGCAGAATCAATGAACGCGTGGAGCAGAGAGGATATAATTATCGCTTATGCTCTTTACTGCGTTACTCCTCTCGGGAAAATCAATCCCAGCAATAAAGTCATTCAGCAGGTCGCCGAGATTATTCCTCACTCAGTCGCTTCTATCGTAATGCGCATGAGGAACTTCCGGTATATAGACCCGAAAGTTTCCTCAGGGCTTAAGAACGTAGCGAAGGCGGACCGAATGATTTACGAGGAGTTCAAGCACGACTGGGGCTCTCTGAGTCTTGAGGCAGAGACCTTGACGGGTCTCGCTATCTTTGACTCTTCACCTTTGCAAGGAGCAAAGCCGCTTTCGTCTCTGACGAATCACGGAAGAGTATCGCGGGAACGACACTTCTTCAAGCAGGCGGTGCTCGCGGCTTACGACGACCGGTGCTTTATATCCGGCTGCGCGCTGCCGCAAATGCTCGTTGCAAGTCATATAAAACCGTACTCGCAATGCCGAAGCGAGGCGGACCGGGTCAGCCCCGACAACGGGATTTGCCTCAATACTTTTTATGATAAAGCCTTCGACCGAGGCCTTATAACTATCACTCCTTCCATGAAAATCTATGTTTCTCCGATAATTTTGGATAGCCCTCAGGACGCTTTTACAGCCCGCTGGCTGGCTTCTCTTGACGGAATGGTTTTCCCCCCCCCCCCCCGATTTCCGCCGCGTAGAGAGCTTCTGGAGTACCATAACGACGAAATTTTTAGGAGGGTCACATGAATACAGTAATCTATGCTCGGTATTCTGCCGGCCCGAGACAGACCGACCAGAGTATCGAAGGGCAGCTTAGAGTCTGCACCGACTTTTGTAAACAGCGTGGGCTTACCGTTATCGACACATACTGCGACCGTCATATCTCAGGGCGGACGGACGAGCGGCCAGAGTTCCAAAGACTCATTGCCGACGCCAAGCGCAAGAAGTTCGAGGCGGTGGTCGTCTATAAGACGGACCGTTTTGCCCGGAATAAATACGACAGCGCCGTTTATAAGCGAGAGCTTAAGAGGAACGGAATCCAAATCTTTTACGCCGCCGAAGCGATACCGGACGGGCCCGAGGGCATTATTCTCGAGAGTCTTATGGAAGGTCTTGCGGAATACTACTCAGCAGAGCTCGCTCAGAAAATCAAGCGGGGAATGCACGAGAGTGCTTTGAAGTGCCAGAGCACCGGAAGTGGGAGACCTCTTGGTTATCGGGTCGACGAGCAGAAGCACTTCCAGATAGACCCAGAATCAGCCCAGACCGTTCAAACGATTTTTGAGCAGTATATTAAGGGCGAATCAAACGCGGCCATCTGTGAGCTCCTGAATAGCCGTGGGCTGCGTACCGCTCAGGGCAAACCCTTTAACAAGAACAGTATCAACCGAATCATTAAAAACCGAAAGTACATCGGCGAGTACCGGTATCACGATATAGTCGTCGAAGGCGGCATGCCTGCGATTATCTCGAAAGACACCTTTAATCTCGCTCAGGCCGAAATGGAACGCCGGTGCACTCGTAAGGCTCCGAAGTCACCGAAGGCTGAATACCTCTTAGCCGGTCGGCTATTCTGCGGACACTGTAAAGGCCCAATGCAGGGCGTCAGTGGTACCGGCAAAAGCGGTAACAAATGGTACTACTATTATTGTGGGAACACTCGCGGCAAGAATAAGACTTGCGATAAGAAGCAGGTCTCACGTGACCGCCTCGAGCGCGCCGTTGTCGACTTCACTGTTCGCTATATCCTTCAAGAGGATGTTCTCGAAGGGCTCGCGAGGAAGGTACACGCGGCGCAGGCGCGCCAAAATGATACCGCCTCGGAAATTGCCTTCTACGAGAAGAAGCTGGCAGACAATAAGAAGTCCATTGCGAATGTGCTGCGGGCTATCGAGTCAGGTGCCTCTACGCAGACGCTACCTGCAAGATTGCAGGAGCTTGAGAACGAGCAAGCGGTCATTCTGGGCGAGCTTAGCTTTCTCAAGGGCAAGCGTCTTGCATTTACGGAGGACCAGATTCTCTTTGCGCTGATGAAACACCTTGAGCCGTACCCGGGAGAGTCCGAGCAGGACTACCGTCGGAGAATCATCTCTGACTTTGTTTCAGAGGTCTACCTATATGACGACCGACTTCTTATCTACTTCAATATCAGTAGCGAAGACGGAAAGCTCAAGTCAGCGGACCTCTCAAACATCGAAGGCGGTGAGTTCGACGAGGGACTCATCAGCTCCACCAAACGTGAGCCAGACGAACCCTCTGTGCTCCACCAAAGGGAAGAGCCTCACCGCTTT